CCTGACTGAACCGTTTGATTGATTTTTCCAGTTTTGGAAAGCTCGTTTTGCTTATCAGCTTTCTGACTGCGAACCCAATTGCGCCAAGTTGCTGACCAATCCAGCTTTGTTCCTTTAGGAGCCGACATCCAGTAATCTTTAAAGTTGTCAAAAACTTTGTAAGGCTGAAGGTCTGGTCGTTCTTGGTTGCAAAAAACAATCCAATCGTTTGGAAGTTCAAAATCTGTTGGCAAGCGGGAACCGCGCTGCTTCTTCTCTACTATTGGTTTATGGTTATTGGTTATTGGTTCTTGGTTATTGGTTGGTTGAACGTCCGTTGAACGGGCGCTAGACCTGCGTTCTGCGGATGCTTTACCAGCCTTTGACGCTTGTTCAATTTTTGATTTGTAATGAGCAATTTCTTTGTCAGCACGATTGCTTGTCCAGCCATCTTCGCCAAGAACAAAAAACTCTTGAAGTACTAAGCCAACTTCTTCTTCATGTTCTCGCATACCAATCTGACGCGCAACGGACGTTAAACCGCTGTTCAACGGTCGTTCAGAAAGATAGTAAGCATCAAGAAGTCGGCGATAAGCAATGTCCTCGATTGGAGACAAATGCCGTGTGTGACTAACATAGTCACCTATGTTAAATTGATAATAGTGCATTAAAGCAACTCCGCAACTCTCCCAAAAAGAAACTTCGGCAGGCGGGGAGTACGCTTTTCGGTTGGGAGATCAGGCCCACCCTAGCCGGGTTTCAAAACACTATACCACTTTCCCAGCAGATGCAATCTGCTTTTTAAATTTAATTCGCAGCACTTGTTCCCATCCTTTTGGTACACCACGTTGCCGCCAGTTGCTCACCACGTTCTGCTTTAAGTCTAAAAGATAGGCCAAGCGACCTGTGCCGCCTGCTTCCTTGATTGCAATTTCTAAGATGTCCATCCGCTGACTATATCACAGTTGTGATCGTAAAGATTAGGGAAATCACCTATAAAAATAAGTTAAAAAAAGCTTGCAGACTTCACAAACGTGATATGATCTAGCCATGCCTTGAACTTCTCAGGGTCTTTTAAGAAAGCAAATCATGAACAACGGATTTTGGATAGTTAGTGGCAATCGTCACTTTGGAAATCGTGTATCTCGCAGCACTATTTCAAACAATTGCAAAACTTATTCACAGGCTGAACAAGTTGCAGAAGAAGCCATCAATGAGGGCTATAAAGACATTGAAATGTATTTCCATGAAGATGAAGACGAAGAACTTGGCCCTGCCTACGGTTCTTTTTCTGAAGCTCTTGAATACGACTTTTCTCAAAACTAATCAACGGGGCTTCGGCCCCATCAATCCCGCAAGGGTTTTTAAAGGAAACATCATGTACGAAATTATTTGGTCAGTTTTTTACGACAAATACATTGTTCGCCCCGTCCCTCAGATGGGCAACGTCAAGCCTTTGTTCATTGGCACGGAAGCTGAATGCACCACAGCTCTCAACAATTGCAACCCTCATTAAAGAACATCATGAAAATCCAAACCAAACTCTACATATATTTTTGCAAATACGTTTGGGAAACTGAAGGCAAGTTTGTTCCTTTTGCTTACCAGCATGATTCAGATCATTACACCTTTGTCTGTGAGCAAGACATTGAGATGGAAGTGCCTGACAACTACGATCCACGTGCACAGCAGATCGTTGCACTAAAAGAAAAAAGGCAAAAGGTGATGGTTGACTTTCAAAAGTCAATAGAAGCAATCAACGATCAAATCAGCAAACTGCAAGCACTGGAGTACACGGAATGAAACTGATAGCAACTGCCTTAGTCCAGGCACAAAAGGCTTTTGGCCCTGCTCTTAAAAGCAGCACTAACCCTCACTTCAAATCACGCTATGCAGACCTTTCTGCTTGCGTTGAGGCAGTAATTGAGGGTCTAAACGGGGCAGGCATTGCCCTTGTACAGCGCACCAGCGAGGACACCACTGGGGTTACGGTGGAAACTGTATTTATCCATGAATCTGGAGAAATGCTGGAGTGCGGCAAACTTCATGTTCCAGCATCCAAGCAAGACCCGCAGGGATACGGGTCTGCGCTGACATACGCAAGGCGCTACAGCCTGATGGCAGCTTGCGGCATTGCTCCTGAAGACGATGACGGAAATGCAGCTACACGCAAATCTGTACCGACCCCAGATATTACCGATCACTTGGCTGCAATCGAGGCCAGCGGTAACAGTGATGAACTTGCAAAGGTTTACAAAGATGCACTGGAAGCCTGTCAAGGCAACCAAGCATTACAGGCCAAAGTTATTCAAGCAAAGAAAGCACGAATTGAACGAGCAAAAAAGGAAACATCATGAATGAAGAACAAGGAACCGACAGCTGGTTTGCAAACCGTTTAGGCAAGGTTACCGCCAGCCGATTGGCTGATGTGCTTGCCAAAACTAAAACAGGTTATAGCGCAAGCCGTGCCAATTACATGACGCAGTTGGTACTGGAACGGATCACCCAGACCCGAGCTGAGTCTTTTTCTAATGCAGCAATGGCCTGGGGTACTGAACAAGAACCCTTTGCCAGAGCAGCATATGAGGCACACACGGGGCAAATGGTTGAGGAAGTAGGGTTCATGCCTCACCCAACGATTGAGGCCGCTGGAGCCTCTCCCGATGGCTTGGTAGGTGATGGAATGGTAGAGATTAAATGCCCATCATCTAGCACTGCCCTCGAGGTTTGGCTTACTCATTCTCAAGGCAACAATCCAGTTGATGCCAAGTATTACGCACAGATGCAGTGGCAAATGCGCTGCGCTGATCGGGCCTGGTGCGATTACGTTGTTTTTGATCCTCGTATGCCAAGCAAAGCGCAGTTGTTTATTTTTCGTGTTGAGCGCAATGACGATTGGCTCAAAATCGCTGAAGATGAAGTCTTAAAGTTTTTGGCAGAAGTTGATGCCAAAGTGAAATTCCTCAAAACCATTATTGGAGAATAAAAATGTCAAAAGTTAGCAAAGAAATCTCGTGCATTACAGGTGAGTACACAAACGCAGTTGGTGAACGCAAAAAGCGTTATCAGCGTATCGGATCAATCATAGAGACAAAGAATGGCCCGATGCTCAAGCTCGATGTCATTCCACTGCGTGAGGGCGGTTGGGATGGTTGGGCATACATCAATGACCCAAGGCCGCAAGAAGAGCGCCAAGAGCGCAAGTCAGCATCGTTTGAAGATTCAAACTTAGACGATATTCCATTCTAAAACGGTATATAATGAACACTCCATTTTAGGAGTGACCATGAAAATCTGCCGAGATTGTGGAGTTGAAAAGCCTCTGGATAAATATTACAAGCACAGCGAGATGGTCGATGGACATCTTAATAAGTGCATTGAATGTGTTAAGTCCAGAGTCAAAAAACACCGAGATGAAAACATTGACCGCATTAAAAAGTATGACGCAAATAGAGCAAAAAATTCTGATCGAATTGCGGCTCAAAAAGAGTATGCAAAAACCGAAGCGGGGAAGTTGTCTCATAAAAAAGCCATGCAGATATACAACGTGCGATATCCGCTTAAAAAAGCCACTCGTTACTTGTTTGGTAATGCAGTTCGAGATGGAAAGATCAAGAGACAAGAATTTTGTTCTGATTGTGGATCAACTAAAAAAATAGAAGGCCACCACGATGATTACTCAAAACCATTTGATGTTAGATGGCTTTGCGAGGTTTGCCACAAGAAATGGCACAGGCAAAACAAGCCAAAATTTTGAATCATTAATATGGAAACATTTACCTTTCTAGGAGTTGAAATGAACGCAGCCAGCATTGAAAACAGCGACCGATTAAACCGTGTGCTTGAACTGCTGTCTCAGGGTGGTGAATTTACTACCCTGGACATCATCAAAGAAGCAAACGTCTGCGCCGTAAACAGCATCATTTCTGAGTTGAGGCAGAACGGTTTTGACATTGACTGCCAGCGCCGAGCCGACAAATGGTTTTATAAATTGGAAAAAGCTTTACAGACTTCACAATTGTGATATTATTCAGCCATGCCCCAAACCTCTTGGGGTCTTTTTAAGGAAATCAAAATGAAAAATCTGCAAACACCTAGAACATCCGCTGAGTGCATTTATGTGCAAGGCCACGGTCAACCAGAACCGCTTTGGGAGCAAGTTGCGGGGTATGTGCTGGCTTTTGTTATTGGCGCAGGCATGGCCTGTCTGTTGGTCGCATGGTGGTCGGTATGACCCCCGAATGCCCTAATGGGCTTTTTGAATTTGCTTGCGAGGTTGAAGGTGTTGACCTTGTTTGCTTCTTGGAATACTTCCCCGCTGAATTCGGGTCTAAGGATTCAATGGGCTTGGCTTATGAACCAGATCAAGACGAGTGCATGGATTTAGTCAATGCTTACATTTCAGGCACTGATATAGACATTGGACATTTGTTGATGCAAAGCCTTGTTGACCACATTACCACTACAGCATTGGACCAAAACCATGACTGATTCAGGTTGGCGCAAACGCCAGATTGCTGATGAAATCCATTCGTGCAGCCCGTTTTGCGATAGGCCTATGTGTGTGGCTGAAGCTGTACAAGTTGAGCGTGAAGCGTGTGCAAAATTGGCGGCAGCTACTATTTGTGATACGCATATACCAACTGGCATAAAAATTTACGGGACTGTTGTAGCCAAAGCTATTCGAGCAAGAAGCCAAACCCCCTGCACTCACGAATGGATTGACGCTACCACCACAAAACCGCAATGGCACTGTGCTAAGTGCGGCGCTGAATATAAAAAGGAGCAAGCATGACTGACGAAGACGATGAGTTTAATCGGATAGAGATGGAATCCCGTTTGCGCCAGATGGCTGTGCACAATGCAATGCAGCAGGCTAAAGAGCCAAGCCTGATTCCGTTAATCACGGCAGAAGAATGGGAGGCGTTAAATGCGGAAGAAAAGTAATTACCGACCTATTGTGGAGGCCGTATGAATAATTTTTTATGGTGGCTGTTTACTGGCGTTGTCGGTATTGTAATTTTTTCGTTGTTGGCGTTGTGGCTGCACACTTATGCGTAGGGGCGTGTGCCCAATTTGTCAATGATCAGTTTGCTTTTGCGTGGAATAGCGCCAGCCACGTTGGGCACGCTGATATGGGTCCAACGGTCAAACTCACGGATGATCTGGTCATAACCCAAGTTGCTGGCAATGATGGTCTTGACGACTTCATCTGGTGTCATGCCCGGAATCCGAATGTCAGCAGCGCAGCCGACGCGATGCTGAGAAGTGTCTTTGCTGCCCACAGCATCATTGACAGCTTTTGATCGGAAAGCCGAATTGACCATAATCGGTTTGCCGCCCAAGACGGTTTTAACTTCCTCAAGGAAAGCAGCAAGGCGTTTAAGGTTTGCAGTTTCTGATTCATTGGGCGTGTTATCAAGTTCACGGTGGTCCGTATGAGTAAGTTCTTCGAAAGTGAAATGTTCAGAGAGGTTCATAATTAGTGCTTATGTGAGTTTCCAAAGTAATAGCTCAAGATCAACATGTTTGCTGCATCAAGTGAGCCGAGCATACGGATAACGATCTCGCGCATGGGGTCAGGGATTGCGCTGTTGAGCAGCATGATGTTGACCACACCCCAGAGCACAAACATGCCAATTGCAAGGGTTGGTGTAACCATTTTGCTGTACCAAGGCGCTGTTGCACTAATAGCAATTTCGGATTCGCGCTTGCGTGCGCTGTCACGGTCGGCGGCGTCCAACTTGGCGTATTCCAGCTCTAAGTCAGCCAGTTTCTGCGCTGCCTGTGGGTCGCCAGCGATGGCTTTGGCTACGGCTTCCACGCTGTCGGCAACACCAAATTTGCCAGCAATAGCAGACACAGCAGCACCACCCAAAGGACCAGCAACAATGGTAGCCAGAGTAGGTGCAGCGCCCTTGAGGAGAGAAAGTAATTCATTCATATCAACCTTTCATTTTGTACACAATAAATTCAAAAGTGCCCCAGCAAATCAGGCCACCAACAATGCAACCAGCCAAGCCATAAAATATCGTTTCCACCATCTCAGCCATTTTTTCACGTCTGTTCTTGGCGGCGGCTTCAGCTTCTCGCTCTTCACGTTTGCGGGTAGCCACAATCATGTTGTATTCGGCTTGGATGGCCTCCCACACGTCGCCCTGCCCAGAGTAGATCAGTTGCTCTTTAAGCTTCTTCTCGGCATCTCTGAGCGCCTTGGCCTGCATGACAGTGTCAAGGGCTTGGCCCATGTCTGAGCGTTTCTTGCCCTTGTCCTCCGTAGCGGCTCGCGCCACGGTATCGCGCATCTCAAAGAACTTTATCAGGTCGCCAGAGCATTCCTGCAAGTCTTTGCCCATCTGGATGGCTTCTTGGACCCCGGCAATAGTGCTTTTCGCAAGGGCAAACGCAGCACTGATTGTTATGGGGTCCAACATTACTTATCTACTTTAGCGTCAAGTTTGTCAAAAATCT